TCTCACCCAAATTGGCTCTAAGTTTCTTGAATTCAGGGTGATCATCATCGGATGAATAGCTACACTGGTGCTCGTTTTTTAAAATCTTAATTAAATCATCATCAGTTGGTTGTTCTGGATTAGATAGTAGACTACGGTATGTAACAGTATTAACCATACACAAATAATGTTCGTCAATAGAAAACTGCGGCGGGTTACATGGCATAATGACAGTTATTTGCTGTTAGCTTTATTGCGACTAGCAATGTATTTGGCATGATATGGCTTCCAGCTAGTCAAATAGTGCGTATGATTGACCCAACGATGTTTGTTCTTTTTAGCTTCAACTAGAAATCCCCACTCTTGGCTACGCACTCCCATAAAGAATAGCGTAGTAACGGATTTGTTGTCTTCCAATTCCAGCCAATGGAATTCTTTAGCTTCTCGCCATATGATAGATCCTGGACCACGCCAATGACTTATCTCTGCGAATTTCTCACCCGCTTTGTTGAACAATGGGGTATGTTCATAGTAACCACCCTTAAGAATGATGGTTAGATAGGGCCACGGATGATTGTGAAATATGGGATCATCACTTTTCACAATAGTATGTAGAGTGACGTTAACGGGGAACCATGTGCGATTTTTTAGAAAAAGGTAATAGCGATGAAGATACTCTGCACCAGTTCTACTATTAGTAATAAGCCGATGCCTACCCAGTTTATCCATGATCCTATGAAAAATACCCATCATACATTCCACATTAGAAATAAATAACGGGCTTGAGGTGCCCGTTAAACCTTCTTACTTAATCTCTCCCGAGATTAAACTGCGTTGCTCATCGCCAATGCGCGATAGCCAGCAGCAACAACTGCGCGGCTGGGGGTTCCCAAACGATACTTAGTGAACGTTTGACCAAGCTTGTTGGTACGCTTGTTAGCATACACTGCAAACCCAGCAAAACGAATGTCGCTCACTGTAGCAGTAGGATTAGCAATACCAAAACGATAGGTAATTTGCTTTGCGGTGAGTTCTTCACCGTTTTGAAGTGCCTTCAGTAGGCGAGTTTGTTTAGTTTCAGTCATTTTTGTTTCCTCTTTAAAAGTAGTTGTTTTCACAACATAGTAAGATTATACTACATCTTGCAGCAGTCTACAAGATGTTTTGGTTACCTCAGTGTAACTAAATTTCAAAATACTTTAGCTCAAAGTAATCAGCTTGTGCCTCGTAACCAATATAGCCACGCGGGTTAGCAACAATACGGGTCTCGCCAATCACGTAGTCAAACGAATGATGGGTATGACCATGTGTCCACAACTTGATCTTGGGATGATCAAGGATAAACTCACTCAGGTCTGAACTATACCCACCGTTGATGACATAATCATCTGCGTACCTAGGATGAGTACTAAGCTTGCTAGGAGCATGATGCCCTACTACCACAAACTTTTCGCCAGGCCCATTCTCTACTGTATCACGAATGTACTCTACCGCCTTATGATGATCATACATAACTTGGGCCGGTCTCAGCTTGGTATAACCCTTTTCATCATTGCGAATGATATTAAAGTCGTTCATCTCTCTTGCAATTGTGTGTAAGGTAATAGGATCACCCTGATTCATATCCGTCCACAGGGTACACCCGACAAAGGTTACATCGGCAATGACTTTGCTTTCCTTGTCAAGGAAATACACATTTGAGAATTCGGCGCACTCATCACGCAGAGTCTTCATACTGCCTGGCCACTTGCCATGATAAAACTCGTGGTTGCCGGCAATATAAATCACGTGAGGAAACTGTTCGCTACAACGCTTTAGAAAATCACGGTAACGATAGGCTGCTTCTTGACGCTGGCCCAACTTAATAGATGATTCAGTAGTAGGGACGGGATGATCGTGTAGATCCTCAGCAATCAATATATCACCTGATAGGATGAGGACATCTGCCCCGTCACTATTAGTGAGAATGATATCTCCAAATTCTAAATGTAAATCCGAGCAAAGTGCGATCTTAGGCATAACTACTTTCGTAAAGATATATTATATCATAGCCTTGCTATGCTGTCAACCTTGACACTGGGATTTTAATATAGGATCCTGAACCTCATCACACTTATTTATTGTGGGGCGATAGTGTTGTAGGAAGTAATGAGATATGGCATATCCTATTGCCAAACAGGTGCAGATAATCAATAGTTCTTTTATTACACTTCTCATTATATGGTGAAACCTATATCAGGTATCTTTCTTTAGGTGTTGTTCACACAAGGTCTTGATCCATCTACCGCTTTGCCTTTTACCCAAAGTGCCGCACATCTCACAAGTGACGCCGGACATTGATTCTGCCATAGCCACTAAGCCAGCTACGTACTCATCCCCACCTGTGTAGTAGAATCTTAGAGTCCCGAATTTTTCTTTTACTTGGTCGGCTACCACCTGCTGAACAACTTCGGGAACTTCTCTGTACGCAGCATCACTAATTTGTTGATTGATGCGGTCACCCATCCAATGATTGGCCGGAACTTCTCGTTTGTCAAAATAGAAATTAGTGATGCTGGTACGATCTCCGGCAATGGCTCGCTTTAGTGCTCGGTTAAATCTCAACGATCGGCTGCGTTTTTGCCTACTCCAATTAATGTGGATTTGAATGTTGCTGCATAGTTGATCGATAATATTGAACCAACCGTCAGAGTGTTCAAAACCCCAAGTCTTAGTCAGAGATTTAAAGATTTTTGGATACTTTTCACACAGTATATTATCTATTTCCGGGCTCATATTTACGCCTTACTTAATTCTGTTATGTGCTTACATTGCTTACGAAACTGAAATCCTGTACAGGTGCAAGTCCATCCCTTGCTGTCACTTGTAACAACATACTTGCTACCTTTGCTACCGGCAACTTCTATAACCCTAGTACCGGTATCAACTTCCTTAAAGCTGCCTGACAGTATAGAAATGTCATCAACATAATCCATATTTATAACCCGGATGGGCCAAGCAGCATTTCCTGATAGACAAAACTGCCTATCATTCAGCCATTTATACGATGGCAGCACCTTACCCTCATAGACATTGTAATCGGGTTGGGGCGGGATCATACGCGGACCCTGACTATAACGAGTCTTAACCTCGACCATACTACCCACTGTGGGTACCTTCATTAGCAATCCTCCGTCATTTGCTCAGCGACGATAGCGTCAGACAGCAAAACCAATTGAGTATCCTTAGAATTGCAAGTATACCAAACACCGTCACGCATAATATATGCGTACTCTGCGCCGCTATCATTGGTGAAGAAGTCAACAAAATCTTCCCACGAAGTCAATGTAGTAAACACCTCATCCTCGTCACGATCACGGTTATAGAAAGTGCAATATGCATTGAATCCAGACTCGCCGAACTTGGGAACCCGTGCGCTAAATTCGTGTTTATCGCCAATTTCAACACCCAAACTAGAGATATTGCCCATTGCGATTAGTTGATTGGCTTTCACCGAGTCATAGAAACGATGCAAAAGCACGCCGTTGTGAGAGATATACCCGTCCCAATGGCAGTATACTGCCTTACAAACATCGCCCATCATCACACCGATAACTGATCTTGTACCCATATCAACTCCGTTGTTTAACTGTCTAAGTATCTATTATAGCATAGGTGCCATTTATTGTCAACCGTTATTTTAGCTTATTTCCACGGTCTCAACAATGTTGGCCAGGACCAACGTTCCACCGTATGCTTGCTGATAGCATTCGGCTGTTTCCCGAATGTAAAAAGTGTAGACTTGACCAGTCGGGGTAATCAGCGTGAAATTCATGTCCAGCTCCTTATCTACAATATAAGTATTATAGCAGAAGGTGCAATTATTGTCAACCTGGAATCTGCCGCCAAGCATCGGCATTAGGCTTTTCGTTCTCGTTAAAGGGCAAATTTAATACAGCCATCATCTTGTGTTTTACTAACAGATTGGGCAATCTAAATTTCTCAACAGCAGTAAAGCCAAGCATCACCCCAACTTCAACCACTGCCCCAGATCGACACATACCCGCAAAACAATGTACCACAACATTCATCCGTTTTGCAAATGCCTGTTGCAACAGTCTTACTAAGTCGCGGGCTTGGGTGTCACTTACCCTACATTCTTCATCAAAGCAGTCATCATCCCGTTCAATATCAAGAAATCGAAAAAAATGTGATTCCTTAAACTGATGTTTGGGAATAGGAAACCTACTTGCCGGAT